TTTCGGGTGCCGCGACTTTAGGTGGCACTATTACTGGAGATGTTCTCAATCAAGAATATCAAATACAATTAGTAACAGGAACAAACACTTATACCATCTCAGCGAAAGATACTTCTGGGACGGCGGTTACCGCAAACTCTAGTGACACAGGAAATGGCGGCTCAAGTGTTGTTGGCACGTATCAAATTAATGTCGGGTTAGATACTTATATATCAGCAACGGGTTGGGGCGTAGGAACATGGGGCGCCGGCACTTGGGGATCTGCAACCGCTTTGAGTGCTGTTAATCAACTGCGGATTTGGACGCATGATAATTTTGGTGAAAACTTAATTATTAATGTGCGAGGCGGCGGTATCTATAGATGGCTTGAAAATAACGGTAAAACGACAAGAGCCTTAGAATTATCGGGCATCAGTGGTGCTAATTTAGTTCCTACAAAAGGCTTACAGGTAGTAACTTCAGAAACTGACAGACATTTAATTGTTTTAGGCGCAGATGAAATTTCAAGTGGATCAAGGACTGGCAATATAGATCCCATGTTTATAGCGTTTTCTGATAGTGAGAATGAATTAGAGTTTGAACCAAAAACTACAAATACAGCGGGATCAGTTAGACTTTCTAGTGGCTCAACCATTATAGGCGGGTTGAAATCAAGGCAAGAATTACTTATTTGGACAGACACTAGCCTGTACTCAATGCAATTTATTGGGCCTCCTCTTACTTTTTCAATCAATTTAATTAACGAAGGTGCAGGTTTACTTAGCCCGAAATCGGCAGTCAACGGCCCGAACGGAGTGTTTTTCGCGAGTAAAAATAGTTTTTATTTATACACAGGATCAGTGCAAAAATTGCCTTGCGCCGTGCAAGAGTACGTTTTTAATGATTTAGATTTAGGTCAAGCATTTAAATGTCACATGGGTATGAACACAGAATATTCAGAAATGTGGTTTTTTTATGTAAGTAAAGAGGATGGCACAGGTGAGATATCCAGATATGTTATTTATAACTATGAAGAGAACACTTGGAGTATCGGATCTTTAATTAGGTATGCATGGTTAGATGCAGGGATCGAAGATCAACCCCTTGCATCAGCTACTTCTTCCAGTAACAACTGTATATTCCAACATGAGACAGGTTATGACGATAATGGCTCACCAATGACTAACGTGTTTGTTGAGAGTGGTGATATTGACATTTCATCAGGAGAAGCCTTCTCGTTTTTGAAGAGAGTCATTCCCGATATGAAATTTGTAAAAGAATCTGGATCTACTAACGCACCCGCGATGAACGTGGTCGTTAAACGCAGAAACTTCCCAAATAATACGTTAACGACAGATTCAACAGTACAAATTACAGAGAGCGCCACATTTAGCAGTCTACGCACTCGCGCACGTCAAGTGGTGTTTAGATTTGAAAGTGATGATGATAATACAGAGATTAATCAATTAGGTTACAAATGGAGGTTAGGCACAACACGAGTTGATTTACAGCCAAGCGGTAGAAGAGCATGAGCAAGATACTTGAAACCCTTTTACCAATTGCAAGAGGCGATAAAGTTTCTGTTGAAACCTTTAATCGCTTGATAAGAATATTGGAAATTAATTTAAATAAGGTAGAATTAGACAAATCGCCTCATTTTAACGCTACAGAAATAAGTGAGACACAGTTTGCAACTGGAGCGATTATATTTAATACTACTAATAGTATACATCAAGCGTTTGATGGCACGCAGTTTAGAGATTTGTACAGTCATCAAACTTACCCAACTGGACAGGGTATAACGGCAAGCTTAGGCAGTGTAACGGTGACGATATCATGAATGAGAATTTACAGAGGCGGATACAAAATCTAATGGGCAATGAGTCGATGCCTATGCAAATGCAGATGGGCGGAGAGGTAGAGCAACCAATGCCTGAGATGATGCCGCCTCAAGCGGATAACTCTATGTTAGAGTCAGCGATCAACGAGTTGATGAGCGTTCGAGATCAAGCAACAGATCCTTTAGAAGCACAAAAAGCCGAACATTTAGCAGAGGGTATGCGACTTGCTGTAGAGGCGCCCATGTCTGGAATGGCACAGGAATTAAGTGCGATGGGCAGAGGTGATGACACACAATTAGTGCATGTACAGCCCGGCGAAGTAGTGTTACCGCCAGAAATGTTTGATGACGCACAGTTTGAGCAAGCAGTAGAGAGTAGATTCAATGAATTAGATTTAGATCCTGAGCGATATGTGGTCGGCATGGGAATAGCTAGTCTTAACCCCTCTACAGGATTAGAAGAGTTTGGATTCTTCAAAAAAGTAGGTAAGTTTTTCAAAAAAATAGTAAAACCCGTCGCAAAAGTAGCACAGTTCGTTCCAGGCCCGTGGCAAGCACCTGCGGCTCTAATTAGTAAAGCAAGTACAGTGGTTGATGTAGCGAGAGGTAAAGCTAATCCCTTAGCTTTAGCGGGTGTCTTCGGCCCCGGCGCTACTGGCGGCACGTTTGGTGAAAATATAAAAGCAATTACCAAAGCAGGTGATGGTAAGTTTTTAAAAGGTTTAGGTAGCTTGTTTTCCGGCGAATCTTTAAGAGAAGGGTTTGGTAATCTTGGCTCAGGCATCTCCAGTTTATTTGGTGGTGGAGCCGGTGCGGCTGAATATACCATTCAACCCGGCGATACGTTATCTGACATAGCTAAGGCGCAAAATACCACAGTCGAAGCGCTAATGAAGGCTAATAATATTACAAATCCTGACTTAATCATGGCAGGTGCTAAAATTTTAGTGCCTGGCAGTGGAGCAGGCTCTAATATTTTAGGAAACCTAATTTCAGGCACGGGCGCGGATGATACAGGTAGATTTGGGTATTTAGGCGATGCATTAGCAGGCGTTTTTGGGCAAGGTGGACAGCAAGGACAAGGCCTTGGCTTAGGAGGTTTGGGTGGATTAGGCGGCCTTGGCATAGCAGGATTATTAGGCAAGCTCGCATA